TTGTACAAAATTCTACACATAAAAAGGCTGCGATGCTTGAAGCCCTCACAAAGACATTGGGAATAGTTACAAGTGCAGCAAAGATTGTAGGGATTGAAAGGAGTACTCATTACTTTTGGATGGAAAGCGATGAAGCCTACCGGAAAGCGGTTAAGGAATTAGATAACGTTGTCCTTGATTTTGTTGAGAGCAAGCTACACAAATTAGTGGAAGATTTAAACCCTACGGCGGTAATCTTCACGCTCAAAACGAAGGGCAAACAAAGGGGCTACATTGAGCAAAACGATGTGAACGTTACCGGATTTGAGGAACTACTAAAGAAACTTTCAAATATTGAAATCGAATGATTAGAAATATTGCAAAAATCCCGATAAGCCAAAAGGCAAAAAGCGAACTTTTGGAAGTAATGAAAGCAAAAAATACAAAGAAGTGTTTTATCCCGCCACAAAAAACGAATCACGGGTTTTTTGGTGTGTATTATTATGATAGGAGGGATAAACCTAAAAAGTTGTGCAATATTGATATTGAAACGCAAACAGTAATTTAACCAATTTAACAAAAATAGAAATGGAAAGTAAAAATTATGTAGTAGAAAATCCGATTGCTTTTTTATCCTTGGTACAAGCGGCGGGAGTTATTGACAGAGCGCAGGGCGCAGAAGTAGCGCATGAAATGTTTACGCAGTTCACGGAAATAATGGCGCAATATTGCGAGGCAAAAGAAGAAAACGGAATTGCTTTTGCTGATTTTATTGAGGGTGTAATAAATGCAAGGGCTGAATTAATGGAAACAATTTAAAATTATGGAAACAAACGAAAAGAAAGAGCCAAAATTAGGGCACGTTTACGAATACAGCGGCGGCAAATTTCCACATAAAGTAGTGCTGCAAAAATACAACATTAAAGACTTTGAACAAAACCCGCAGCACTACAAATACCTTTTTGAAAAGCCACATTCAGATGGCGATTTTTCGTATTGGTGCGGGGTTTCTTATTGTAAGTGTAGCAGCTAATAATTTAAAGACATGAGTATATTTGATTTTCTCCTAAGCCCTGAAAAGCTATACAAAAAGCACTTTGATAAAATTGTTTTTGAAAAAAAAGAAAAATACGAAATGCCGCAAAGCCCTCGAATGCGGTTTCTATCCTTATTCAGAGGAGAAACAAAAAGCCTAATGAGTACGGCATTAATGAAAAATATCAGTAACGGCGGGGCGTTATCTGAATGGATAGATTGGTTAATGTCTTTTTCTGGCGTGGAAGCGAAAATAAAGCCCGATACTTGGAATATTATTTATACTTTTCACGCAGAGGGTTCACACCTAATGACGGTAACTTATAGAAGAACTCCAAAAGATTTTTTAATTGAACGCAAAGGATATAGGGCGCAAATACATATTGCAGACATTGAATAAAATCAAACTCTTTCCCACAACGACAGCAATATATAACAGGGTTTTAAATAGCCCTGAGCGGATAATTATTGAACAGGGCGGCACGGGTTCGGGAAAGACTTACGGCATTCTGCAGGCACTGATACACATCGTTTGCAATTCAAAACGATTCCCTGCAAATGGAGAAAATGACGTTATTACGGTAACGGGTCAGGATTTACCGAATTTAAAACGGGATTGTATCCGGCAATTTTTGGCAATCCTTCAAAAAAACGAACTTGCAAGGACGTTACTAATTACCCCGAAAAAGCCAACTGAAAACAACACTCATTACAAGTTCGCCACGGGGTGGACTGTGGAGTTTGTCAGCTACGAAACGGCTCAGGATGCGCAGGCGGGTAAACGGCGGTTTCTGTACGTCAATGAGGGCAAAGGCGTAAAATACTCTATCTTTGAACAGTTAGAAATGAGAACGTCGGATAAAGTAATGATAGACTACAATCCGACCGGCAAATTTTGGGCGTTTCAAAAATACCTAAATGCAGACCTTACACCGAAAGCGGGTGTAAGGTTTTCGGTTACTACGTATAAGGATAACCCGTTTATGCCTGAGGCTATACGTAAAGAAATTGAATCTTGGGAAATTACAGACCCTCCCAAATTCCGGGTAATGGGTTTGGGCATATTGGGTGAAGTATCAGGTCAGATTTGGAAAAACTACAAAGGCATTGAAAAGCTACCGGATAATTTTAAACGGGTTGCCTACGGGTTGGATTTTGGTTTTACAAATGATGTAACCGCACTTGTTTTTGTTGGTTTGCTGAATGGCGAATTGTACATGCACGAGTTGATTTACAAAAACGGGTTAGGGCTTGATGACTTGGAAAAAGAGTTAATCAGAAACGGAGTAAAAAAGCAGGATAAAATTATAGCTGACTCCGCCGAACTTTTGGCAATCGATTGGTTTAAAAAACGGGGGTGGAATGTAACTCAAAGCAAAAAAGGCGCGGGTTCGATAGTAACCGGATTAAGCATTTTAAATCAGTATCAAAAAAATATTACTTTTGATTCTGTAAACATTTGGAGTGAGATTGATGGTTATGTGTGGGTAACTGATAAGTCGGATGGAAGGGAAAAGAACGTACCAATAGACAAATACAATCATATTACGGACGCTACCCGTTACGCTTTGCAGGCATTTGAGAACGCAGGCAGAGCGGTTGCAACTGTTTAAAAATGTTCCACGTGGAACATTTTGTAAATAAATTTCGTTAATTAAAAAATATTTATATAAATTTGTAAAAAATAAATATTATGGCACGACCAAAAAAGACAGAAAAAACGGAACGGGAAATTGCAGAGGTGAAAAACCATGCAGTCGATGCGCTCGAAATGGAACTGCAAAACCTTGTAATCGAGGCGCAAAAACCGATTGCAACAGGACACGAAGGAATGAAAGAAAAACTAATTTCGTTTCTTTCTGAGTGGGACGCACTCAGAATAATTGAAGCTAAGCACATAGAAGCGTTACACTCATCTATGAGAAAAAGACTTGTAACCTCAATAGGCGCAGGCTTTGGCTACACTACAATAGCACAATACGAAAAGGAAAGACAAACAAAATCAAAATCTTAAATTTAAAAAATCATGGCATTAACAGACATTGGTACTATTTTAAAGCAAACCGTTTTTGATGTATCGGCTTTACACTTCACGCCCGTACAAGAGCAGGCAATGCAAGGCAACGTTATTAAGGCGGTTCAATCCGCTTATGTTGGCTTATTGGTAAATGCAGCATCCGAGCAAATCTCGGTTACTGAGGTAAATAAACTATTCAATAATAATGTTTACGCAGGCAGTGCAACGGGCACGGGGTTTATTGCGGGAGATGTAGCGGTCAGTATTACAGTGGGCGGGGTTAATCACACAATACGGGCGGGTACTACCTTACTAACTAACGGGGCGGCGGTAAAGGCTGGGATTGAAGAAATTTTGGATAGCTTAAAAGTTGTTTACTCTTATGTACTGTATCTATACACACCCCCACTAACGGCAGGCGATAAGGGAGTAATATTTTTGCATGTGGTGGGCTGTTCTTCTACAATAGGGAAACTATATTACACGGAGAATAGCGTATCTAAAAACTTTGGGCTTTCCGCTGTAACGCTTACACCAAAAGTAACCTATACGGATTCTATCGGCGCAGCTACTTATGTAGAAACAGACGTGGACAAACCGCTTAAAGTTGTGGGGATTACACTTGCTACTATCGGGGCTGTAACTTTTTCGTCTCCGGTTGTGGCTACAAATGCAAATAATGTAATTACAGCGATTAGGGAAGCGATAGCGGGGGAATTCGGATACTCCCGTGCCGTAACTTTTTCGTATGTAATAGCGGCAGCAAATGCTGAAAACTCATTTGTGGCGTGCTCTGTTTTCGGTGCGTCCGCTGCAATTGATTCGGTACAATTATTAAAAAATGATGTAACTGCTTTTGATTTGACATTGACAGCGCTATAAAATTATGATACAGTACGACATAAAAACGAAAAAGGGTAAAAAGTCTTTTGTAATGGAGTCCGATTTGAACCGGATTCCATTACATGAGTTTTTGGAATATGAGGAACAAATCAAAAGACCGGATGACAAAGAAAGCGAAATTCAGGCCGCTAAATACATTTATCGGTCCGTTGGATTTTGGGGCAAATGGTCGGATACGCGGCAAAGAATTGGAGAGGCGGCAAACGAATTGAGCATAAATGAGGTAATGGCAATTTGGAAAATATGCGAAAAGTTTTTATTCCCTCAGGACCTGACAGCCGCAGAATTTTTCGAGATTGAAAACGAAAAGTATTTTTACCCGTCCGAAAACTTAAAGGATAGTAAGTTTGGTGAATTTGTGAACGCTCAACAATTGCGGCACTTTCACCAAAAGAGCGAAAACAGAAACGATGAAGCGGTTTTTCTTATGGCGTTGCTTTGTAGGAAAGAAAACGAGGAAGCATTTGAGGATTCCGACAAACTCGAAGAACGGGTTAAATATTTCAAAAGCAATTGCACTCTACTCCATTTACTGACCTTTAGTTTTTTTTTGCTCAATACGAAAACTTCATCTTTGACAAGTTTAAACAAGCGTTTACGGGCGTTACTGATAGCAAGTGGATTGCGTCCGGTGGCAACAATCTAGGAAAAGTTTACGGGTGGTATCCGGTTCTTTTGCGAGTTGCTGAATCGGGATTGTGGAATTTATCCGGGAAAACCCCAATACAATCGGCAGAACTTGCAAAACTATATGACGTATTAACGTGGTTGAGCTATGAAAATAGCCGACACAAAATAGAAAATACTTATGCAAAATTATAGCGACATTATTACTTTCCTGAAATTTGCGGCCTCACGTTCTACGATTGTGAAGTCTTCCCACTTTGGGAACTATACAGACGTATTATCTGAAAATTTCAAAGACAATGCAGCGGTAAAGCAGTACCCGTTACTTTTACTTACACCCTCCGATGGAAACGCCGAAGGGATACAGAACGCAAAAAAAGTATCACAAAGTCAGGATATTTTCATGATTACAAAGTATAAGTTTTTACCGGACGGCACTACTGACAACCGGCACAAAACAGAATTATACTTTTCAGAAATGGAAAAGGCGTTATTTGACATTCTCAGGTATTGCCAAAAATATACAAGTCCATTTTTGGGTGTGGGTAATTTCGGTTTTACCCGTTCCGTAGAGGGTGAAAATATTATTATCAAATGTACAGTAACGGTTTTCTATTCGCCTGATTGCATTATTAGTACCGTTGAAAACCATACGACATACAGCGGGCTTGTGTTGCCTACGGTTAATCCTGATAACCTTTTAAGTATTTACCAATGACCACATTAAAAGACGTTTCAAATATTATTATCAGTGCTTTGGTAGAAGAAATAAAGATACAAGGGCATAACGACACGGGTAGTTTAATAAATTCGTTTGAATCGAAAGAAACGGAAAGCAAAAACAGGGCTGTTATCGAGATACTGTTTTTCAATTACGGGACGTTTTTAAATTACGGTAGATTGCCAGGGACCTACGTTCCGTTTTCAATTTTGTTCGATTGGGTAAAACGGCGTTTAAAATTATCAGGATTGGAGGCAAAAAAAGCAACTCACGCAATCAATCAAAATATCTTTAAGGTTGGCATACCGTCAAAAGGAGCACTAAAATACAGTCGTACCGGAAAAAGAACGCAGTTTATAGATGACGCTTTGAAACGGAAAGACAAAGAAATTACGGAGGCAATCGGAGAGTATTTTAAAACGGTTATTAGTACGAAATTTGAAACGATTAATCAGGTAGGTAAATATAAATTTTAAACAATGGCATATACAGTAACTTTCAGCTCTCAGCCCACAAAATACGTCTATCTTGACAGCAGCCCGATTGAGTACTATATAAAAGTTGCATACGGTGGCGGTGATGACGTTCCGGCATTAATTGAATGTACGCTTACAATAGTGCAGGCGGGTGTAACTTATACGGAAACCGTACAAAAAACGGCGGCGGTTTACGGTAGCTTGGCGGCTTATTTTTACTTTGATTTTAGCGAAATAATCAAAAAATATACCTATCCCGTTTTATCTTTTGCAGACATTGCAGACACGGACGCAAGGCATTTGAATATAATGGATTGCTATTTTCAACCGAGCTTCCAGTTATTCGTAGAAGATGGAACAACCGGATTAACAGAAAGCGAGGGCAGCCCGTTTACTCCCTCCATTGCAACGGTTGGCGCAAT